AATGTTATGGTATCGTAATATACTATTGTAACTTTTTAATTTAAGTACAAAAAAAGAGAGGTTTCTTAACCTCTCTTAGTTTGCTCATTTGGTGTAAGTCTTACCACGATAGCAGAATGTACCGTGAGTTTCCTTACTCTCTACACAACGAGTATCATACTCAACACCGCGATATGAAGTGTGAGTGATCTGAGCGTCGTGAAGTGCAGCAGCTTTTTGGATCTGCTTTTTGATGAGGTTTAGGGTGTTCATAGTAGGTCTCCTAAAAGAATGGGATTTGCGCCCCGTTCCTTCAGTCGTTTGCGTCCCAGTTGCACTCAGGTGTTGCCTCTTGAATTACTTCAATCAGTTCCACCTTGATTGCTTCACTCACGCTTTCAGTTGCTTTCATACGATTGATCATATCAACCGCATCAGTACAAAGAATACCAGAGTAGAGTAATAGTTCAAACATGGGATGAACGCTCCGTTCCGCGACTTACTTGCGTCCTATGTAAATGTCCCTTCACATTGACCTTCTACTTTTGTCTTTAGATATCCAATTAGATTCCATTTAGATCGTTGATCTAGGTTGGGATCCAGTTGAATCTCTACTCGACGTTGTAAGAACCTTTCACAAGACATATGCCAACCGTAAGGATTAGAGTCATTATGATGGGCAAGGGTCAATGCCAGTAAGATACTTAACATTGGATGAACGTACTGGAGTATTATAACTCCTATGCACTATCTAGTCAAGTTCTTATGTAACATAGAATACATTTTTATAAAAACTTTAGGAAGTGAAAATTTTGCCGGGATTTTTTCCCCCGATTCTGGGAATCACTTCTTCTTTTTGGTTTTGGGTCCTTCATAACCATAGAGCTTAGGATTAATCCTACCCTCCGTCTGTTTCATAGTCACGAAACCTTTCTTGTACTTATCGTAGTAGTGATCAAAGATTTCAGACTGCTTTGCTGCTGCAGCAATGTCATAGCAGATTGCTCCGCCATTGTTATATTCAACTATGAAAGAATTGTTAGGCAGTTCACGATCTTCTGCCTTTTGGGGATCGCAGTTTTCAAAAAGGATTTTCATAAGGTTCAAGAACGGTTACCCCACTGAATATCAGGATATGCTTTGGACACTACATCTTGAGTGATTTTATATTTCGATTCCAGATTCTTATCTTTTACAAGACAAATGATCTGTGCTTCAAGAGGATGCAACCCTTGAAGGATATTGATGAACATCGTTTCTCTACGAAGATTACTCAGTCCATCATTACCACCCTTCACAAAGTTATAGAACTTTGTATATTCCTTACGAATAGAAGAGCGTCCCTGGTCTTGTGATCCAAGAGACTTGCTACCTAGTTCTTCCATCTTTGATGCAGCATCTTCAATCTTTTCAGTGAGAGTACCTTTGAATCCTGTCTCCCCATCAATTGCTGCATAAGGTACATCACCTGCTGGAAGTGCGGAAAGCACGGTTTCATCAAAATTCCAGATGAACAAAGATTTCAAACAGGGATGAGAGAACTTCTGAAGTGCCTCTACTTTTTTGGCAGCAGACCTTTGCTTTGAGACTACATCAAAGATCTCAAAGACAAAAGGATTTGCTGGAAGGTCAGGGATCGCTACAGGTGCTGCCTTTTTTCTTGGAGTGGCAGGTTTCTTAGCCCTCGCTGTCGTCGCTTTCTTCGTTGTCGTCATAATAGTTTTCAAAATTGAATGCAATAACCTCATCAGGGATCAAGTTTCCTTGACCATCAAACATTTCGGGGTGAGGTCTTGGAACTTCCCGATAGTTCATCATATATTCTCTAGCAGTCCAACCTCCAATTAGTCCCACTACAAGAAACAGGATGGTCAAGAATGAACCGAAGACTAAACTTACTGCTAACATTGTTCTTACCTCTGGGAACTAACTTTTCTTCCTTGCCTTAAAGGAAAACTCGAAATAGATAGTTACTTCCCTCTTGAAGAAGCAAACCATCTTTTCAAAGATTATATGAAATGGTTTAGATTGCTTCTTCCCTCCATTAAGTATAAGTTCAACCCCACGATTCACTTCGCGGGTACTGACTTTATTTATGTCTTGATTAGATAACTTTCTCTTCTCTGAGAAACTGAATGGTGTCAACGCATCCTCCTAACTTTCGATCATCGCAAAGAACTTGTGGGAAGGTAGAACCCTGCCCAAACTTATCATAGAACTCTTGTCCTGTAAAGTCCCTACCGAGTTTGTACTCAACAAATTGCTTACCAGTCATCTCCAGGACTGCCATTACTTTAGTACAATAAGGACATCCAGTTTTTGAATATACTAAGAAATTCATATCAAATTATATACACTCAATAATTATAGCACATTATATCAATTCTTTTGATATTCATCAAGCAGGATAAGAGATAATGACAACGCCATCACCACCACGCCCTCCAGGGTGTGGAGTTGAACCAGCACCAGCGCCGCCTCCTCCTCCGCCTGTTCCAGGAGTTCCATTATATCCAGCGGTTCCACCACCACCTCCATTATCACCAGGTCCACCAGCGCCGCCACCGCCAGGTCCAGCACCACCACCAGTATGAGAGGATCCACCGCCTCCACCACCAGCATACGTAACACCGTTTATTGGCCAGGTACCACCATTTCCTCCAACTCCTCCAGCACCATTTGATACACCATTTCCACCACCAGATCCTGCACCACCGCCACCACCACAGGCAGTTGAATTATTACTTTGACCAGATCCTGTATGCGATCCACCAGGATTACCATAAGCACCACTTGGTCCTGGTCCTCCGGCACCAGGATTTCCAGCGCCGCCGCCACCAGAACCTGATGCATTACCATTACCAACACCAGCCATATCTGGATAGGTTCCTCCACCACCACCACCATTCGATGTTATGCTATTAAAACTACTATCTCCACCAACTTCAGCACGCCAACCTGCTGCGTCACGACCACCAGCGCCACCGAGACCGACCGTTACAGGATATGGACTACCTGGAGTAATTGGAGATGTTCCATTCCTCCAGGCACCAGCGCCACCGCCACCACCACAAGCATCATTGTTAAATGCACCGCCGCCACCGCCGCCTCCGCCGACTATGAGGTAATCAACCTGAGTAATTCCAACCTCATTACATTGAAAACTTCCAGGATTGAAAAAAGTGTGGAAAACTCTTCCAGAATTAACACTGACCATCCCGCCAGTTGCTTTTATAGCTGGATTTAAAGAAGAAATCTGATATCTTATAACAACAATTCCAGATCCACCTCTTCCACCTTGTCCATAATGGTGTCCACCACCACCGCCACCAGTATTTGCAGCAGCAGTTTCTGCTTCAGAGGTTGGACGCACTGGTGTAGTAGGTGCTCCAGTGCCACCTCCAGATCCACCACCACCTCTATTGCCTGATGATCTGAAATCTACAGGACCGTTAGAATTATTTGCTCCACCATTTGCCTGACCATAGTAGTTTCCACCACCACCGCCTCCGCCAGCATAGTATCTTATATTACTTGGACCATATTGGAATGAACATCGGATACCTATACCACCAGCACCACCTCTACCATTAGGATATCCAATCGGTCTAGCATCAAATCCAACCTGTCCACCACCGCCGGCACCGCCACCGCCGCCACCTGCTTCCCATTGCCCAGGAACGTGTCGTCCAGATCCTCCAACGTGTCCAAAACCATTTGTAGGGGATGGTGCATCTAATGCTCCTGGATATGAATCTCCACCAGCGGTACCACCAGGATATGTAGTTGAACCAGATGCGTTACCACCACCTCCACCAGAAGAACCAGGAGAACCAGGATCATTCAAGCTACCACCAGCACCACCACCAGGAGATACAATAGGAGATGGTACGGCAATTGTTGTATTTGTACCACCAGCTTGATATAAACCACCAGCACCAATCGTTATATTGTAAGGAGTGTTTACAACTATCGGATGAGTTCCAATTCTAACTGCTCCGGCACCACCACCACCACCAGAAAACTGTCCAGTTCCTGGATAGTGTTTACCACCACCGCCGCCACCACCGCCGACTGCAAGATACTGAAAATCGGTTACTGAGTCAACTGTCTGTGTAAACTGAAAATTTCCAGAACTTGTAAATGTATGTGATCTATAATAATTACCAGCTGCCTCATATTCACCAATAGTACCACCAGTTGCTTCAGTAGATACTTCTGTAGCAGTTAAATCTGTCCAAGCAGTGCCATTATAATATTTTAATTTATTTACGGTGGTATTATAGTACATATCACCTGTTTCACCAGTTCCAGGATCAGATGGTAGTGTAGGCACTCCAAGTCTATCAGACTTGGCTTCAGTGCCACTATTTCCTACTCCTACAAATACAGACATATCTTTTTAGATTATAAGTTTACCCAGGCAGTACCATTATAATATTTTATTTTATTAGTACCAGTATTATAGTACATATCACCTACTGCAGCAGATCCAGGATCAGAAGCACTAACTGGAAATTTTATTCTATCAGATTTAAAACTAGTTCCAGTTGTAGAGATACCAGAGATAAGAGCCATCAGTCAACCTCCGTAAGATTGAACTTATACTTTTTACCTGTTCTCTTATTTATTAAGAACAAATCATTCTCACCCTCTTGAATTGTATATTGTCCCCAGGTTCCATCCACATCATTAGCAGAACCTTCATTAGAAAGATTAAGGTCACCAGTATAGATATTTCTCCAACGATTACCAGCTCCACCAAGATCATATGTGTTGTCTGCAGATGGTTCAACGTGCCCAGCAGAAGTTATACGAAGTCTTTCTGTCGAACTGGTGTCAAATCTATGTTCCTCTGCGTTTAGTCGTAGTGGTTTAAAAGCACTTGCATTTCTATCATAAGCATTAACTCCACAAACAGTTCCACTACTTTGTGATGGATCAACCTCAAAACCTAAGGCACCATTATTCGATACTACAAATTTCAGTTGAGGATTTGCGGTTCCAATACCAAGTCTACCAAGAGCAGTAACATTACCATCCACTGCTAAACTATCAACCGCAGTAACGGCAGTATCAATAGTTGTTGTGGTTCCGTTTACAGTTAAGTTTCCTTGAACTGTGGCGTCATTACTTACCGTAAGACTTCCAAGAGTATTAGCACCAGAAGAAGTTACATTACCAGTTACGTTACCAGATACGTCAGCAACGAGGGTACCTGTTACAGTAGCACCAGTAGCAGTTGCCTGAACTTTTACATCGCTTCCATCTTTCAGGGAACTGGCGTCAATACCAGTTAGTTGAGAACCATCTCCTCTGAAAGAGGTTGCAGTTACAATACCAGAAACAGAGAAACCTTCAGCAACACCATTAGGAAACTTAGGTCCGCCAGATCCTGCTCTGTTTACAAGTTGATCAGCTCTTATTCTGGACATCGATTATCTTATGCCTTTATAGTTGTATTTAGCGGATTATACCTTATATCTAATAACAACAATACCATGACCACCACGGGTAGCACCGAAACTTCCACCACCAGATGGACCACCTCCACCGCCGCCAGTATAATCATGCCCAGAATTTCCTGAGTTTCCTTTTGATCCACCATTTCCACCACCACCTTGACCACCTGCACCAGCAGTTCCTGGGCTTGGAAAGTTATTTCTGACTCCAGATCCACCGCCACCACCATACCAACCACCTTGTGGATTAAGTGATGATACACCAATTAGTTGACCAGTAAATTGTGAAAATTGTACTCCGGGACCACCACCGCCACCCTTCCTATTAGGAGCAGAAAATGTTCTTGATGGAGTACCAGATTGTCCAGGTCCACCAGCACCACCTCCACCACCATTAGTCATAGCATTTTGGGCAGGTGATTCGGGTTGACAGGAATATCCACCAGGACTGCCGTATCCAGTTAAAGCATGTCCTGGAGTTGGAGATGATTCTTGAGTACCAACTGTTACATAACCTTTCCGTGGTCCTGTGCAAAAGACTTCACCGTTTCCTTGTTGGGTATTCATACCACCACCGCCAGATCCACCATCTGCACCTTGCTGCCAACTATTATTATACCAACCACCATATCCACCACCAGCAGCAGTATGTCCATCGAATGAACTATTTTGTCCACTATCACCATTCTGCCCTTGTCCTACAGTGACAGACTTTGTTCCTGAAGAAATTGTATAAACACCGTGAAGAATTCCACCTGCTCCACCACCACAGTGTCCAACACAACAAGAACCACTATCTGCTCCGCCACCACCTGCGGCAACAATCAATACTTCAATCTCCCCACCAGTAGTAAAGTTAATAGATCCAGGACTGGTAAATGTATGATACTTATATCCATTACCAGGTTGTAATCCATTAGCGGCATTTCCTCCAGATGCAACTGCACCTGAATTTTTTGCAGCAAGACCCATTGGGTATCGAACCATAACGACACCTTCATAACCAGATCCTCCTGCTTGAGAAGCGGGGGGATTATGGCTATAACCACCACCGCCGCCACCACATCCAAAGTTAAATGCATCTTGTCCAGCAGAGTTGCCTTGTGGGAATCCACCCATACCTCCACCACCTACACCACCGGCACCACCTTGTTGGTTACCAGGTGATTGACTATCCTCTTTACCACCACCGCCACCTGCGGCATAAGCACCACCACCAATTATTAATTTTTCTGGTATAGAAAACTGAGGACCAATAAGTCCCGCACCAAATTTAGAAAAACATCCAGAAGCACCACCCGTACCACCGTAAGATGCACTCCATGCTAAAGAAGCTTCACCGCCGGCACCACCACCGCCGCCACCAGAATATCTTGGGTGAGAATTACTTGTTCCACCAGATGAAGGATTAGCATATCCAGTCAGTGTTCCGCCAGGAGTTGGAGCTGGAGATAAAGAACCTGCACCAGGGCTTGGTCCACCACGAGCACCACCGCCAGCACTACCAACATTATTGGGCACACCACTATTTGGTGCTGGAGCTCCACCCTTACCGCCACCAGCATAACAAGTAACACCATTTAAGATTATACTACTTGCGCCACCATCACCACCAGGACTTCCCCAATCAGCAGTACTGGCTGCTCCAGCACCACCAATTGTTACTGTTCTTTCAGTTAAATCTTGAGCAGCAGTGAGTTGTCCATACAAGACACCACCAGCACCACCACCACCTGCAGCGTATCCACCGCCGCCTCCGCCGCCACCGACGACCAAAACATCAAGAGTTTTTTCACTACCAACCGTAAAATTCTTTAATGGTGCTGGCGTATTAGCTTTCCATATATGGTACTTGTAAAGATGACTATCTTCACCAACTGCTTGATGTGTGTATCCACCAGTTGCTTCGACTTCACCACCACCACTACCCGCTAAAAAACCAAGACCTCCACCAGAACCTTGCAGTCCCAGAAGAGGTGCTTCCTTTTTAAAGAAGTTACTGAATATACTCATTGCCTATCTCCTATCAAGCGTAGTTGGTTGCAGCACCATAAATTTCATATGCGTTTGTAGCAGTTCCAATTTTTAAAACTGTGAATGTATAAACATCTCTTCCAGAAGCACCAGCACTAGGCACTGAACCTCCAGACCACTGTATTGCTGTAGCAGGTGCAACTCCATCAATATTGATAGCGTTAATTATACCAGATCCATTTGGTGAAATTATAACAGTGAATGATAATGCCTCACCATTAGCAAGAGTACTATGAATTCCAGTAATGTTTAGTGAATTAGTACCATTCTCATTACCAGTAAATCTTATGATGTTCCCACTTTGTATTGCGTGGGTGCCAGATGCCATTGTTGACCCAACATTATTAAACTTCTCGGCAAGTCCTGCCTTGAAGATTGCTGTGCCGCCTGATGTGATATGAAGTCTTTCAGTATTATTAGTATGAAGTTTAAAGGGATGGTTTGTGCTTGAACCTGCCCAAGCACTTGCGGTATCAACTCCATAATATGCATTTACGGAATCTCCCGTATTCTGAACCTGAATGTATGTTGAGGCAGTTGACGATAAATGCAACCTTTGTGATGGAGATGCAGTTCCAATACCACAATTACCAAGAGCAGTAACCTGCCCATCAACTGCTAAACTATCAACCGCAGTAATAGCAGTATCAATCGTAGTTGTAGTTCCCTGAACTGTCAGATTGCCGCTGAACGTAGCATCAGTACCCGTTACAGTTCCAACTGTAATGTTTGGAGTACCACTCAGTGTAGTAGCAGTGGTTGCTGTACCAGTTACATTACCAGTTAATGTACCAGTAAGACCATTAGGAAAATCAGGAGCACCCGTGCCCGCCCTATCACGAATACTATCAGCTCTGAGTATAGACATTAACTACGACCAACTTTTAATTGTATTTATATGCCTGGTGTGTTGATAACCAACTCACAGTCAGGACCGAGTATCA